GGACTGTGTTGTGAATCAATCTATGGGGCCACCCTTTGTCAGGGTGGTCAAAGTTCCTATGCTTACCCAGCATAGTAGAGGGGGGGAGAGCAATAGGGCCAAAAAGCCAGAGCGTCTCCCAGAGAAAAAACATTTTCCCCCCCTAGTGCAGGCTTCTGTTATTGGATTAAATTCCTGTAACAGTGTGCAACAGCCTCACGCAGTTTCCCGCGAGAAGGTATCACGTGTTGCCTTTTCGCCAGCAAATAGTCGTTTACGTAATGACGGTCCTCTAGCCAACAAAACAGGATTTAAAACCCCTGTCTCGTTGCCGTTACGACCCGACCCTTGTAAATCAGACTATGATTTTGCTGACAAAGCACGAACTCAGTTATTTGTTGTAGATGAGGGACTCGTCAGTCCCTCCATCAAAGACACAGTTAACTGCATCTTTCAAGAAGTGTTGCAACTTCAAAAATCTAGGAAAACAGTTTCCCCAAATCTCAGAAGTATTCTACGCTCTATTATACTCCCTTTCATAGTATTTGGCCCTAGGGCCTTAACTGGTGATGGATATAGAAGAATGCGTAGTAGTTTTGTTGAAATGTTCGAACGTATGGTCGAGGTGAACGATGTCACCACGAACTTCGTCGAAGATTGGGTCTGCTATGAACATGAATTACTCTTTTGTAGAGTCGTTCGTGATACCGCAGAACCTGTTAAGCCAACGCAACTAGCTAACACTGGAAGCTTGTACCGTGGGTATCTTAAACATTGGTTAAATTTTGTGGTGATGAGGGGTAGTGACCCCCGATCATACCATATGGCCTTTTCCCTTCTCAAGGGAGTGAAGCAATCATGGCAACCACCAAATGAACATAAAGTTTTCAAGACCTTTGTAAAATTTGGAAAGAATTGGTCGGCTCCGCCGCATCCAATTAGTCTCTTTATGGAAAATGAATTTCGTAGAGAACTTTCCAAAGTTTTCAAGGGTTTGGATCTTGAAACTTTCAATGATTTTAGTCCCAGCGACCATGCCTGCTTAGAAGCAACCACCAAGAATGGTGGTTGTATGCAGCGCTTGGAACGCTTAAGTACAATCTTGAACTACCTACCCAAGGGTAGTAGTCCGGAGTTTGTTGAAGAACATAGAGGTTATCGCACTTCGTGCGAACCGATACCGGAATGTCTGGTCTCCAACCCTGAACTTTCTAATAGAAGGTTCAAGCAGGGTTGGGATGTTAACCATCCATTTCTTCCGTCAAAGACACATGTAAGCTTCTCTCTCGAGTCAAGAAGCCACCGCTGTGTCTGTGTGGATCGGTACGAAATTGGCAGTGATTATTTTGAAGAAAGTGTCTTCTACCCAGTGGACTATTCCATTGAAAGTAAAGATATCTTATTCAAATTACCAATCATACCAGTTCTCGTTAATCAAGTCTATGTTTGGAGGAGGTCAAATTTCTCAGCCTTCGTTACACAGTTTACCATGGGTATGGAACAGTGTAAACGTAATATGGATGATTTATCTAAACCTCAAGTTGGTGATATTAACATGTGTGGGATTTTAGAACCCAACAAAGTTCGTGTAATTGGTATCGGGAGTGCTTCTCTCGTATGTCTAAGGCCTGTCAAAAGTGCCTTAATATCATACTGGAAGAAACAAACCCAATCCACGATGTCTTTTGTTGGTGATCTAACACCACACATACAACAACAGTACGATGATATGACTAACTGCATTAACAATTCAGCACCAAAAGTGATCCAAAAATTACCTACTCTTAGGTTTTTATCTGGAGATTACTCAAGTGCAACCGATACCGTTTCTCGATACTTCGCAGATATTTTCTGTGAAGAGTATTCAAGACACGGTTTACCGGCTAGTGATATTGTTAGACACGCTTTTGAATTGCGTGCATGCAGATTTAGTCGGGTCAATGGCGAAAAATTGAAGCATGATACCACACCTAATATCCCATTTGGGGAAAGGGTTTTTGGTATGCATTTGCCTCCGTTACGCTTTTCTAATGGACAGCCCATGGGGCATATACTGAGTTTTCCGATTCTCTGTATAACCAATAGAACAGTGTTGCGAACTGCCATTGACCTTTGGGTCAGTAGATGCTTAGCGCGAATTGATAGTAGTGTAATCATGAGGGGTTCCCGCCATGAGTTTGAGGTTTGGTTTCATCAAATTGGAAAAATGATGTACAGAACCTCAAAAATTAATGGCGATGATATCCTTGTCATGTACCCAGAAAAAGGTGAGTTCATTGCAGATTTTAGGATCTGTTTTGATATCTCTGTAGCGGATGCTGGTTTTCAATACTCAATTGGGAAGAATTATGACAACTCAAACTGTTGTTTAATAAATTCCCAGTTGATGCGATTCGAAAACGGTATCTTTCACAGAGTTGGTTACCTTAACCAGAGAATCATCTTTGGTCTACCGGATTTGGAGGAGAAGATCCCGAATCCTTTAGATCTGGCTACTACTATTAATGAAATGCTAGAACATCTACCAGCGAACTGTTCTGGTCTTATACCACTGATTATGGCAAGACCACCGAAACTTTTCAAAAATTGTTTCCATCGAGGGAGCCCCTTTCAACCGAATTGGTTTTTACCAGTCCACCTAGGTGGATATGGCATCAAATCAAAGTTTTCAAGAGGCCCCATTCAAGTCACTTCGAGTCAACGGTTGGTTGCATCCCTGTTTCTAAATACAGATTTAGCTCTGTTTTCAGTTTCGGGAAAAGCAACGAACAAAAGTACTCGTTTAGGTAGACTTGTTGGAGACAATTATCTTGTTCCAAAAACTTGGCTAGCAGAGGGCGAAGGCTTCGTCTGTAATGGTCATCCATTGTTGGAAGAATTTTCACGAAAAGATTCAACTCTTGTCGAAAATCCTAGAAACTCTTGGACAAATTATCTTTCATATATTGATCGCTATTCTGAACTACATAGTGAACCAACCTTCAAGGAAGAGTTGGTCTCTAAGTTGATTCAAGCTTTCAAGGTGAATAATTTCTTCAAGAAGGTACAGTACCAGACGCTACTCGATTGGTGGGAAGTGAAGGTTATCGGATCCAATGGACCTCCGACACCCACATTCCATCCCCTAATCAGGAGCCCTGAGAGCATACAAAGCTCTAGAAAAATTGTCAAAGAGCGATGGCCAAAGTGTGTTGATATTCTTTCTGATGAATCTCATTGGAGAAAATAGATAAACACACGGCACGAGCAGTTCGAAAATTTTGATTTTTTAATCTTACTCGTTAAACCGAACCTTTGTTACCATGCAACAGAATCCCAAAAATAAGAAGACTCAGAAGAAGATGGCTCAGCAAGCCAAACAGTCAGTTGGAAACAAACGTCCACGCCCTGTTACCGCCCGTGCGGTTCCTCCTCCCGTCTCCGTTCCTGTTAGGAACATGAAACCGATCGTGAATGTCCTTTCACGGGCCGTTGATTCGACAATCATGTCGATCACTCAACCCTTTCACGACATCCAGAATGTGGCCGCAGCTGTCCAAGGGAATGTTTTGATTAACAACACCCTAGCTACGAACTACACCGGTACTTTCATGTCCCCTCTTTGCCCATCGGCCCTCAATGGTTCGGTTCAGGCTGAAGCCCAGATTTGGACGAATTTTCGTTTCAAATCGATGACCTTCACTTATACCCCTACGTGTCCCACCTCTCAACCAGGTGCGGTTTGCTTTGGTACAAGTGATGCTCCAGCGACTGTTGCCGGAACTGACATTCAGACTTTCTCTACCGCCCGTTCGGTCAAGAATGCTGTTACTACGTCAGTTTACCAACCCGTTTCCTGGTCCATCATGCTCAATTCCGATGATCGTGTTTTGAGAATCAATGATGGCGCCATCACGGGTGGTACCCTTGATAAACTCCTTTATAATAAGGTGTTTTTTGGTATCACCGACATCCCTGCACCTGCCGTTACCACAATCAATTATGGTTACCTCGACATTGTTTTCGTCATCGAGTTTACTCAACTCATGACAGCCCAGGGTTTCACCCTGTCTGCTTCCTCTATGGAGGAGAAACTTGTCCTGGCATCCATTCGTGATACACTCTTCCCAAAGAGGGCATATGTATGCCCACTTTCTGAGCCCGTTGACGGTGTCAGCTTCCTTCTAAGCAAACTTGGTTTGAGGAAGGAAGATGATGCTCGTTCCAATTCGGGTTCGGTCAAGAGTTGGGTTTCTGGCGGTCGCTAATTCCATGCATTGAATGGAACGTTTTAGCACACGCGACAGAGTCGAATCTTGTTTTGAACTGTTGTCAAGCATGTCGTCGACATGTAGTGTGTGGAGCCTATACACACGATGAACTGAGTGTATGGGTACTATTGCATATAACAATGATACTTACCCGACCACAAAAGGGTAGGTAGATCAAAGTTAGCTCTTTGTCCCATCTTTAAGGTGGGAGCACGTCAAGCTGGACGTTAAACGGAGAAAACCCCAAAAATATTCGAAAGATGAAACAAAAAATGTTTTCTCTAATGAATATCAGTGGATTATGACACAATCTACCATGTACGCATATCATAGATTGAAGGTGGTTTAAAACACCTTCCTTAATGACGGAATAATTGAGATCATCTCGATTTGCACCGATTTCTGTATTAAATCTTCTTATTAGACCCGGAACTGTTGACAACAGTCTCGGATGTTTTTATCTAGTAGAAGATGCCTAGGTTTTTTTTTACTTTAAGAATTTGGATAAAGGTATATTTTGCAGTCGGTTCGGAACCGCAGAAAATCCGTTTGCCCTAACAATACTCAAAGTTTTTTAGCCTTTGACATAATGTATATCCTATGTTAGTCGTGGTAGGTTGCCACTTGATTATCAGAAGAATTTGGCCCGTGAAGGGATAGAGTC